CAATCCTGTATAAAATGCCATACGAGACGTAGTGGTTACTGCAGTAAAGTCAGCTCCCTGCTCACCCATCGAATAGTAATAACGAGGTAGGGTTAGCTCCATGTTATATTGGTATCCTACGTAGATGTAGTTATTAGACGCATCTCCTGGAATAATAAAGTAATTACCACCTCCATCTACCTGTACATCTACTGATCCAGTATAACCAGATGCAGTACCAGGGCTTCCAGTCTTCTGTAGACCTACCACAAAGTTGATATCTTGTGTGGTATCGAAGTATGTAGGTAAATAAACCTTTGTTGTCTTAGAAGTAGAGTCGTATGTAGGGGCAGTAGGTGGTGCAGGGTTAACAATGGTAGCATCAGTCACTTCACACCAAAAATCAAGATGAGGATCTACAGCGTTACCCAAACTATTAACAAGGCCACCAGTAGTTGGAGATAGAACTAGGTTATGTTGGGTGATAGAGTATCCAGCGGTATCACTACTTAAGACGTATAGGATATCATTTTGGATATCTGTATGAATCACATTAGCTGGAAGCAGCCATTTAACCCAAGACGATAGTACTCGTTCATCCCCCTGCTCAAAGAACCTAAACAGGTAGACATACTTAGAGGTGTTATCAGATCCAACCCAAAGACCATTTTGAGCACTACCTGTTGTGTGGTTAATTGTTTTAGGAATCCACTCAGGTACAAGCTTACTAGATTCATTCACCGAGGGGCTTTCCCGTTGTCCTCGTGTAAAGATTTCAAACGCTCGTGTCCAGCTTTGGTTCCTACTTGTATAAAGTACAGTAGAGCCTAGATCAATTGGCTTGAGGTAACGATCACATTCGTAGTTAGCAATAGTCCTGATTGTTACATCAGTAGCAGTCCACGGACCATTCTCCGATTCCATAAGGAATTGCTGACTATCACTAAACAGAAGTAGACCTTGGGTGATAGGAGTTACTGAACGAAGTGTAGCCGGTTTAATGCTAGCACAACTTAGATCAACAGGATCAGCAATACTTAAGGTGGTAGCAGATTTATGGTAGAAGTTATAGTAGTCACCAGCTTGGGACATAGAGACGTTATCCTCTGTTAGGAACCCAAGTCTATTCTGGAACAGAAATATATCTTGAATAGTATTATCAACAAAGGTCGGGTGACTGTTCGATTCATCATCACCAACCAATCTAGGCTCCCACTGCAGAGCTAGGTTGTTAATAGTTACCGAGCTATCTAGGAATGTAGCAGTAAAGGTGAGTGGGGATATAGAATCACGAATTAAAACAATAGGCATTGTCTGTTCGTTGATACCAGTGCTTACAGAAGGAGATACTGTTTCTTGCCAATAACCCTTACCTTGAACACCATCATCTGCAACAAACTTTAGATAGTAATCATCTTGACTAGCTGTAGTGTTGTTGACCTTCACCACCTGATCATGTTTTGCTTGCTCAGGTAGTGAAGAGAGCGAACTCACTGAGTCTTGGAAGACACGCAGATCTTTACCTGTAGGTCCTGCTTGTCCAAACACATTAGTGGCAGCACTAAATGTCAGGTAAATGGTGTTGTCAATAATAGTTTTTGTACTGTACCCAGAGGTAATAGCGTTATCAATACCAGTCATCACCTGAGTCAAGGTTAACTTACCAGAGTTAGATGATGGTGTGGAGTATGTAAATGTCTGCGCTCCAATGGTTACTGAATAAGTCTCATCATGGTCTACACCAGTAACAATAATAGTAGCCTGTCTGTTAGCGTTAAAGGTTGGTGCAGCTTTAGCTGTTACAGTCTTTTCACTATTAACAACATAGGTGAAGTCATTAATAGTAAGTGTTTTAATGTTACGTGAATCAGTAGCAGTTAGGTATGAATTAATGGATGCCTGTTTACCAGCTGGGTAATTAATAGTAGCTTCGTTTCCTGTTAACAAATCCCAAACTCTAGGAACCCCACTAGTTGAAATAGTAGCGATATACTTCTCAGCATTATCCCGAAACATACTGAACCAGGCTTGGCTATCTGCAGTACTCGCCGTAAGCCCATTAAGTAGAGAAGTGAACTTACCACCGGGACGTTTGATCATTCCCAAGGTAACATCAGGGTAACAATTCAAAGCTTCCTTTACCTGACCCAAAGCCATCTTTTCATCGGCTTGCTGAGAGACACCACCAGTGTAGAAAGGGATGCGTTGAGATACTGCTGTCATCGTGAAAGAGCCCTAAATGGTTGATAGCTGTTATAGAACCCATTACCTTTTCTAAATCCAAACATAGTATAGTCACCTTCGTTGCACTCATACTCAAGGCAATTAGACCTACGCCATGTTTCAAAGGATGCCAAGGCTTGGGTTAGATTTACATCACCAACAAGACGAATAGCGCATCGGGTAGCAGCTCGTGCTGTGATGTAGTCGCGGAATACTTGTGGGAGATCTGGGAATTCTTGATACCATAACACATCTACTGAATATGTTTTACTGGTATCCCATACATCTGTATGAGCGATCTTATCATATAGACGACCGTTACGTATAACGGTATCGTAATTACTGTTATCTAGTGTATCACTCAGGTCCATCTGTAGCATACCACCAGTTATGGAGAGGTGTCCATTGGTATCTGGTGTGAGAGGGTATTCAAATTCTCGGTTGAATGTCCAACCTTCAGCTTGTACCTCCCTTGAGACTTGCAGAAGTGTCTCGTATGCAATTGCAACTTCCGGGTTGATTACAGCCTCGACAGTTGTCCCATCCTCATAAGTGATGGTCTGTGCCTCAATGGTGGTTACAGGCGCCTGACCAATACACGATAAAATTTCATTAACAGCTTGTAAAGTAGCTTGAGCGTTATTGGTGAACGGCATAACAATAGTGTTATTAAAGGGATAAAAAAGGGAGCCCCGAAGGACTCCCCATAAGGTTAGAAATCAAGCACGGCTACGTGCAGGTGCATCAGCCTCAACAGGATGATACGCAAAACGCAGGTTCTTGGTTTCAGAATAAACCGTAGAAGCAGCTACAGCAGAACCGAAGCCCTGACGAGTCTTAGCTACGGAAGTGCGGATAGCAGTGTTACCACCGGAGATACCAGTAGTAGCACCACTCACACCGTTATTACCGGCAGCGGTAGTAGGATTAGCCATAATTAGATAACTCCTTTATCAGACGTTCTGCAGCTCGATAGCAGCAGCAGGATTCAGAGTACCACAACCCATGGCCAGACGACCAACGATCAGGTCACCTTGGTACATCACAGACACATCACCAGAAGTCGTCTGCACGGAGGGAGCCATAGCTTCCACAACACCAGCAGCATCCTTGTAGTAGATGAGACCACAGTGGTTAGTGAAGTTACCAGAGTAATCGTTGTTCTCACCATTCACAGCAGCCACGTTACCAGCCAGGAAAGGCAGGTTGTTGGAACGCTTGATGGAGATACCAGCGATCTCATAGAGACCCTCACCAGAGGTCAGGTTACCTTGGCTATTACCAAAGTCACGGTTCAGGATGTTAGAATCAACCTGAGAGATCAGAGCGTAGTACTGACGCGGGGACAGCACAGCGGTACGGCCTTGCTTGGGCAGGTTCTTCTCATCGAGAATAGAAGCAGCCTCAAAGAAGGCATCCACCAGTGCTTGAGCATTATACTCATTACCAGCACCGATGTTAATCACACTACCGCCGGGCTCAGGACCAGGAGCAGCAGTGATGGGGTGAGCTTCACGGGCAGCCTTAGCGATCTGACGGAAGATCTTCTTGTCATAAGCCTCAGCGAGGGCATGACCGATCTTCTTAGCGATCTCCGACCGCAGGGAGTAGTGAGCAAGAGTCTCATCAAGGTCATAGACGAAGGCGCTGGAGATCAGAAGGTCGTCACAGACGATGGTCTTCTCAGCCACCGGAGGATCCCCTGAACCTAGGATCGGGGTGCCGGGCTCGTGATACGATGCCTCCATACGGCCAGTGAAGATGAACTGCATAGCCTTACCATTCTTCAGGGTACGGCTTTGCACAGTGCCTTTGGCGATAGTGGCGCTTACATACGCCTTGAACATTTCGCCAGAGAACAGTTTCAGATAAGTTGCATACTTGGTATCGTAAGCAGTACCAAGAGCAAGAGG